CCCCGTAAAATGAAGGCGCAATCAGCTTTGTTAAATCAGACATTTGCATCCTCCTTCGGAATATCGTCTATGATGGTAACAGGCAGAACCGCTACCGTACCAGCCGCAGAATATCGCTTCATTAGCTCCGCACCTGCTTTCAGACGGTCGCTCAGTGCCGTATCCAAGCCGAACTGGTCTTTTACCTCGCCACGCATCACCGCAGTATAAAACTCCATCACCTCATCCGCATCGGCAACGCGCTTTTTATCCTGCGCCCCCAGCCGCTCGGCTATATATGCCGAAACCTTAGGGCTTTTTAGGGTTTTCGCTGCATCCTCTCCAAGGCTTTTCGATTGATATCCTGCCTTTCTTGCCGCTTCTGTCGCATTGCCGCATTCGATATAATAATCCGCAAACGCTTTCTGTTTTGGTGTCAGCTTCATGCATCATCACCTCGGTATAAAAGGGCAAGCTGCTTTGCAATATCAACCATGCTGTAGGTTTCCAGTAAGGTCTCGTTTTTTGTTCTGCCATCTTCCAATTCTCTGCTTTCAATGACAATATATTTCGTTATCATTTTCCCAACTTTTTGGGAATACGCCTGTATCTGATTGATTTTTATTTTTCGCCCTTGCATCAGCAGGGCTTTCTGTAATTTGTAAACAGTTGTTCTTATATTCATTTTTCCGCCCCGCTTTCTTTGTAATGAAAAAAGGCACCCGTTTCCGAGTGCCCAAAATAGGAGGTAACATGAAATATCCTGTGTTCTCATAATTTTCACAATACCATAATACCATATTTCGATGTGGCTTTTAGTGGCTTATTTCAGAAATTTCAAAACTTCTTAAAGCCCTCCCGTGAAGTCTTAATACCCAACGGTAGTTGTAATCCATCTCCGCCGCAATCTGCTCCCATGTCTTTCCCATCAGATACCGCCGAATCAGCACTTCCTTCTCTGCCCCGTCCTGCATTTTATGTATCCTGTCATGGATTTCCTTGTACTGCTGTACCGCCATAGCCTGCTCATGCTCCAGTTGGCTGATGAGTGCGTCTAGCCTCGCCACATAGCCCGACAGGTCGCTGTGTGCATTTCCCTGTGGCATCCCGTCATGGTTCACACTCGGAAACATCTGCTGACTGCGTAACGCGTCAATCTGCTCCTGCAACTGCCGTTCTCGCCGTGTGCAATCCCGATACCCGTTTAGGTATCGCTTCTTCTCCTCATTCTCCCTCACAATCGCCAAACTATCACCCCTCCAATCTATTCAGCCATCTTGCTTTCTTCCGCCGAATGATGCTGTATATCTCGGCGTTGTCCTCTGCATCCAACAACAGCCCCAGTACATTGTAGACATCCGCCGTCTCCTCCACCAGATTCATCCTTGCATCCTCCGCCGTCACAGGCGTGGGGTTGATACCCGTCAACGCTCGCCGTAGCTTCAATGCCGCCTGCGATAATTCCGAACATTCTTCTGCTAACTGTGCTAACAGCTCGTCCTGCGGAAGACGCTGTTTGATTTTCTCATCAAGATTCATCCTTTGTCCTTCTTTCTTTCAAATAGCTATAAACACCATAGGGAAACCAAAGGGAAACAATCCATAAAAAACAAATAATCGGTTTCCATACGTTTTGTGTATAATCTTCAATGATTATGCTCAGAAAAAGACCGTACCCTATCATTATGTATGCGATTATCAAAATTGCCAAAATAACCATTCCCATCACTTTTCCCTCCTCCTTTTCTCCAGTGCCGCTTCCGCTTCCTCTTTTGTGAAATACAGGTTCTCATAGTCATACGGTTCCCATTCGTCAGCATACTTGACAGCCTTCACCGATACATCCTGCACCTTCCATTCGCTGATATAAAAATAGTGGTTCGGTACGGTTTCTTCGAGGATTTCATACACCGTATCTCCAACCCTGCAGGGCAGCACCAACAGCCGCCCCTCAGTATCCGCTTTCACCATTCGCAGAATGTTTTTATAAAACACCCTCTGTTCCGGACAGAAGTCCATGCTTGCCAGCTTCTTCGCCATTTCCAGCATCCGTTCTTTTGAAATCTCGATATTCATTTATACCTCTCCTATCTTCATCTGTTCCGCCACAGGCGTTTCCCATTCCACACCGATATAGTCCAGCACATGTCCCCAGCCAATATCGTACATCCAGAATTTCCATTCCTTCTCGTTCCGCTCTCGCAAGAGGTCAAATCTGTGCGGGCGCTTTTCCATGTGTATCCCAAAACCGCACATGCTACAGCCTGTCCGCTGTGCCTTGGTGGTGTAGAGAGCGCCATCCTCTTTTCGTTCAATCGTGCCGTAAATCGCAGGCACAGGCACATCCAGCTCCAACGCCAGCTGTAAAATATCCTGTCTGTTGAAAATCGCAAACGGTGCTGAGCGAATTGTGCTCTTGCCAAAATAATTGCACCCGTTGATTTTCAGGCTCTTTGCCCTTCTTCCGCCTTCGGATGCCATCAGCCCCAGATAGGGCACACTGTTGTGTTGCTTCGCCCAATCGTCACAGGGCTTTTCCTTGAGATAATAACAGCACTTTGCCGATACCTTGAAATCCGGTACACCATAATTCACGCCCTCTGTCTCATTCTCATATCCACCGAATTTCTCCAGCCATTTCTGCGACAGCTTCATGCGTGAATTTTTCTGGTAGCCACCGTATGCGCCCGTCTCGCCTGTGATAATCGCATGGCGCACCGTTTTGTTTTTCTCTGATGGATTCTGCAGCAGCTCAATCTTCGATGCAATCTCCTTCGATAACACCGGAAAGCCGAACTCCTGAATGATTTTCGCCTTATTCCAGACTGTACCGTCCGCCCGCTTCAACGGCTGAACCCGCTCAATTCCGAGCTGCTTATGTACTTCCTGTATGCTCCTGTCCTCCAGATGGGACACGCTGATGCTGGGTACATAAATCCCGATGTTCCGCAGGAACAGGAACAATGTAATGCTGTCCAGCCCGCCTACCGATACATGGCAGTTCAGCCCTCTGGCACAGCACTCATTATAAAATTCCCACGCCCGAATATAGGCATAATTCTTTTTGAACTCATAATCCATTTTCATCTTGACGTTGAAGTCCGCCATCTTCCGCTCCGCACCAATGGCTTCCATCCGCTCTAATACATTTTGCATTTCCCTCACTCCTCAAAACGGCAAATCATCAGTTTCATTTCTCCACCTCACTATACAGCCAATACTGTCCGACTTCTGGACCCTCGACAACCACAATCGTTCCCAGCGGTTCAACGTCCTTCCGCTTGTATGTATCCAGCACCTCTCTATCGGCAAATTTCTTGTAATTTTCCAAAATCTCTCCGAATTTTGCCGATGATTCAATGGCGGTTTTGTATTTACATTCCGCATTGGAAATGCCGTGTTCGCATTTTGCGATTTCCTTTGCATCTCCGTTTTCCTTCGCCGCCGCAAGCAGTGCCTGTTTCTTTTCCATAATCTGCGGATGGTTTTTGATTCGCACATCCGCATCATGTTTATATTTTGTATAGGCGTTGAAATAATACTTTTCCGCCTCTCTCAATTTCTTTTTCGCTTCGTGTTTCTGCCCGATGAACACAAAACCGCTTGCCGCACCGATATACAGCCAATCATCATCGGGGATGGTTTTTAATAATTCTTTCAGCTTCACTTTATCACTCCTCGCTTTTTCCCGACCATCGTCATATACCGCAGATGTGCCAACCAACAGAACCAATCAAAATTCAGTGCATCGCCCTGATGCAGCATTTCTCTTGCGCCCGCGATCAGTCCATCCTTTTCCGCTTCCACAAACGCATTGAACACCGCTACGTCTGCGTATGCCCTGCGGCGTACAATTTTGGAAACCATAAAACGCTTATAATTGCAATTCAGATAATCGGAAATTTTGTCATATTCCGTTTTCCATTTTTCCAGTTCAGCCCTTGGCAGATTCAACGCCCTGCCCCTGCGTTCCACCTGTTTGATATAGTGTTTCATTTCATCGTCTGTCATTCTCTGCACGAAAACCACCTCTTAGAACGGACATTCCGTGTCCCCCGGCAGAACATAAAACCCGGAATCACACGCCGATTTCTGCATTTTTTCCCAGCCATAAGACCTGTCGGAATCCCTGCTGCACGTTGCAATCCGTTTACTGGATTTGCTATACTGCGTTTCAATCGCATTTTTCCCAACAGCCAATCTGCCTGTCAGTCTGTTTTTGGTTACGTTGATATGCCCTGCACCCTCTGCGCCTGCGTTTCTGCCATAGAACGCAACCGTATCCACTTTGTTTGAAATATCCCCACTGCCCGAAATATCATCGTTTGTCATTTCGCCCTCTTTTGTCTTTCGGGGGTGGGCTACCAACATGATATGCACGTTATATTTCATGGCGATATTTT